CTTAAATACAAAACGCCCCAAGTGCGCATGACGAGTTAATTCGCTTATACATTTGGCCTTGTTACCACCGATGTACCAAATGCTTTACCAGTCGCTTAACCAACGCTGGTCGGCAAACAGGGGGTGTGTCCTGATGTCGGTGTTTTCTTCCAAGCCATCCATGCAAATGCGCTGCTATCGTGTGGAGTACGGAAGCCATGGAGGAAATAAAAAAGCCGCTTGCAACTGCCCTCTGGTGAAGGTCTTTCGTAAACACACCACTACTGGTGCTTACGAAAGACAGAGAGCATGTGCAAACGGCCTTAACATTGTTACCCTTCACAGCAACAATTTCATTGTACACAATTTTTTGCTGTGTCAACAAGTTTTTTTAGATTTTTTGATTGTTTGTTATGCCAGCAGTAAAGTAAGGGTTGCCTTTAAACAACCTTTTTGCTTGAGCAGCCATGATTTTGTACTCAGCAGGGGTAAAAATACCCTTGGCATTCCTGATATCAAACGGGTTTAGCTTACAACGAGTTTCATCGTCATCCTTCTTTTTATGCTCAATCAGGTCATCGTGAAGTGTGTACTTGGCAACCCAAGACCTACCAACCTTGACAATCTCTGTGTTCAACTTACCCTGGTAGCGTAGTTTCTTTGCTGTGGACAGGACTGTAGCTTGTGGCATACCAGTTAGGTTAGCTACCTCATGTGAGGTTAGTGGCCCATTCTGTAAGGCTTTAATTACTTGCGCTTGTGTCATTGGTACATTTCCTGAATGTTAATTGGTCGGTTTAAATGGTTTTCGAGCGTTCTACAGAGGAGAGCCACAATAGCGGCATTAAAGTCCTCTGGTTCGTCTACATAAGCTGTAGCCATTGTGATTGCGTAATCAAGCAATGTTTCAGCGCACTTTTGTTCAATTTGTTCGATGTTCATACCGATAGCCTAACATTATAAAAAAGTGATGTATATAAGGGTTTATCCTAGGTAAATATTTTAAAACTTATGGCATATTAGAGGTGTTGGGCGCTTTCAGGTGCGAAGTCCATCGTGCTAAAAAGTTGCAATGCCGTTCTGGCTCAACATAGTTCGTTAAAGAATAAACAGACAATTGCAAAAACGGACAACTTTGATAAACAGTTAATAGGAGTAAATGATGCCGATATTAGATGGAAAGAAGGTCGTAGACCTAGAAGTAGATGGTGTAGACAGCGGATATTATCCAGATTTCTCTGATGCCTACTTTTCAAGTGGATGCTATGAAGATGGAACACCTTTGACAGACGATGAGTTAGATAGACTCACCATCCTGGCAAGCGATGTTCTTTGGGAAATGGCTTTTGAAAGACTCCACTAATGAAAACACTATTTCAAACCTATGTTGAAGAGTTTGCACACATCCAATACTGTTGCTATTGCATGGAAGCAAAAGGTGACAGATTGACATGCTGTGATGAAGCTGATTGGATCGAGTTTAAAGACTTAGACATCGAAGACCAAAAAGCAATCATTGATGAAGAGTTAAACGATAATTTTTAAGGAGTTAATAATGGGTGTACATAAGAAGTTAATGCAAGCAAGAATCCTCTTGCAAAACGCACCACTTAAGAAGTCTGGTCACAACAAGTTTGCTGGCTATTCTTACTTTGAACTTGGTGATTTCATTCCAACAATCAATCAGATATTCACAGATGTAGGTCTTTGTGGTGTCGTATCTTACGACTCAGAGATTGCAAGTCTTACAATTACTGACATTGATGACGGGACAAACATCATCATTACCTCACCAATGGCAGAAGCCAATCTAAAGGGCTGCCATCCCATCCAGAATCTTGGTGCAGTAGAGACATATACCAGGCGCTATCTTTGGGTGACAGCAATGGAGATTGTTGAGCATGATGCTCTTGATTCTTCTGCTCCACTCAAAGAAGAGAAAGTAGTTATTAGTCCAACTCAAGGCATTGCAGACACACTACCACCAGAAGAGATGGAGTATCTGAGAGAGCTGGCTATGGAGATCATTTCCCTTGATGGTAAACAAGGACTTGAGAAGATGGAATCAGAGAACTTAGAAGCTGACCAAAAGGTTGCTTTGTGGGGACTGTTGCCAAGTAAAGTAAGAAGTGCAATTAAAAAAGCGAAGGAAATTTAATATGGAAAAGCGTGACAACTCTGGTGTTCTGTTCAAGAACGACAAAAAAGAAACAGGAAACCATCCTGATTACAAAGGAAATATTACAGTTGGAGGCCAAGACTATTGGCTTTCAGCTTGGATCAAGGAAGGCAAAGGTGGCAAGTTTATGGGCTTGGCATTGTCTCCAAAAGAACAACAAGCAAAGCCTTCAGAGCGTTCTAAAGCAACGAACTTTGACGATAGCGACCTGCCATTTTGATGTTTAAGAGGGGAAAACGGACAGCAATGTCGGACGAACGCCAGTACCCTCACCAATTTTTTAACAGGAGTAAATGATGAATGATATTTTTAACAACATGAAGCAGTCAATGGACAGGTTCTTTGGAACACCAGCATTTAAGTTGGCACGCCAAGAAGACCCTACAACGAGCCATCAAGCAGCTCAAGCAGTAGACACCATAAAGATGGAACAAGTCGTCTATGAGGCGATTAAAGGCTTTCCTGAAGGCTGTATTTCAGATGAAGTCTTAGAGATGTTTCCAGAGTACCCATATTCCTCAATAACAGCAAGATATCGTGCTTTGTTAGACAAAGGATTGATCGAGATCACAGGCACTCGAATTGGTCGTTCTGGTAAAAAACAAAGGATCATGAAATGCAAGTAACACTTCCACCGCACTCAAAGATTAGCTACCCATCTGTTGCTAACAAAGAATTTAAATGGGAATCTGGTTCTGATGTCCAAGCACTATGGAAGAAACATGGATGGACTCCACCATCTGAGCGAATGATCCCACCACCACCAGAGAAGTTTCAAGAACCTTTAAGGAGAACAAGATGAGTTATGATTGTGGTGTATAATAATTTATCATTAAACACCAAGGAATTTTATGCTCACACAAGAACGCTTAAAAGAACTGTTTGATTACAAAGATGGATTGCTTATTAGAAAAATAAGTAGAGGGCGTGGAAATGGAAGTTCCAGATGGAAGGCTGGAACTGCATTAGGACATTCTATAAAATCTGGTTATTTTTTGGCAAGTGTTGATTACACATTGTATAAATTACATAGATTAGTTTGGCTGTGGCACTATGGAAAATTTCCAGAAAATCATTTAGATCATATAGATGGAAATCCATCTAATAATAAGATAGAAAATTTAAGAGAAGCTACAGATGCTCAGAATATGCAAAACCAACGAAGACCAAGGATAAACAACAAACTTGGTGTTCAAGGTGTTTACAAGGTAAAAAATCGGTTCAGAGCAGTTTTAACTACCAATGGAAAATCTAAACACATTGGATATTTTGCGACAGCAGATGAAGCGCATGATGCCTATGTTTTAGAAAAAAGAAAAATGCACGAATTCTCGACAATTTAAAAGGAAATTTATGTCATATGCAGATATAGAAAACAAAATAATTATTTGGTCGCAACAAAGAAAGATTATTCCTAATAGCAATCCAGAATCTCAGCTTCTCAAAGCTGTGTCTGAAATGGGAGAATTAGCAGATGCCACGATTAAAAAAGATCGGGAAGCGGTTATTGATGCTGTTGGCGATGTTATGGTATGTCTGGTTAATTATTGCGCTCTACAAGACCTAAATCTGGTAGACTGTATGGAAGTTGCATACGATCAGATAAAGAATCGTAGGGGTACTCTTTTACCAAACGGAGTATTCCAGAAAGACGCTACTTAGCAAGTAAGTAAAGACCCACATTTGAGAATGCGTACCCTGCGTACACAATCGCCATATGTGGGTTATCTTTCCATAGCTGTTCACCAGCTATATAGGCATAAATAGCCCCTGTGAGAATGATTAGCCAAGCGCTCAAAATTCAGTCACATCTATCACTTCACCTCTGAACTCGATAAGTCCTTCATCAAACTTATGGACTAATTCAGGCCAAAGCAATTTGCCATTAAAAAAGGTCAGCACCGCAAAGCCTGACCTATGATTTGATGGATTCAATTCTCCGTATGTGAATTGTGGGCCATCTATTTCTGCTAAAGTACCAGTATCAACACCCCACCGAGTTCCGTTGTAATCAGCGAATGGCGTTACTTTTAAAGAGTGCAAATGTCCAGTCACAATAGATACTCCTGCGTTAACAGTATTGTTATGGGTAGCGTGAATACCGCCTTTATAGCGATGCTTCACAATTACATTTTCAGTAGGCCAACAAGTCCAGCAGAACTCCCAATTAGTAATGTGGTCTGATAGCTTAAAGCCATCTACATCTCTAAATTGTGGTGCGTGTTGAGCAAGTCTATTTGCAAATCTAGCATCGTGATTGCCGTATGTAAAGATAAGTTTTGCATTGTGTCTTTCAGCTTTAGTAGCTTCCTCAATCTCATCAAGCGCTGCTTTACAAGCCTTCAGTTCCTGAATAACAGAGAGTTGCGGTTGGTCAGATGGATCATGCCGAGAGATAGAGCTACCATCAAAAGCATCACCATTACAGATAACAGCCTTTGGTTTGTACTCCTGAATAGCCCATAAAAGCCCTTTAAAGGCCGTAGAGCGTTGACCTGGTATGAAGTGAGCATCAGAGAAGACAATGACTGTTCCGTCTTCTATGCCAAGGTTAATCTGCTTTAAAGGTGAGAAAGATTTTGGCCTTGTAGCATCATATTTAGCACCACGATGATCTGAAGCGCCTAATTTGATCTTATAGTGATCCTCAATCCATCGTCTACGCAAGAAAACTGCTCTGGTATGAATGTTTAGATATTTGGCAATTGCAGATGCTGACTGCAAATCTGACCATAATTTGATGAACTCTGCGTCTGTGCAAGTTTGGTTATGAGCGCCCATTCGATTCCTTGAAGAGTAATTGCTCAAGCAAGTTAATGACCCTGTGTTCTTGCATTTCCACCTCTTCTTGAGAAGATTTAGGGTCTTGTGCAACAGACAAAAGATCGTGAAGCATCACATGGAGCAATTCATGCAAAGCTGTTTTGTCTAAGGACTCAGGCGTAATCTTTTCTGCACCAAAGTCACCCAAACGATAAGTTGCTAATCTGGCATTCTCATTAAACTCAACAGAAGCCATTGCTTGCTTTGCAGGCTTAGAGCCTTTCTCTATTCTCCAGTCACCCAGAGATAGTGTTTTCTGCCATTTCTTTACACATTCTGCAAAGAATTCAGCATCCTGTTGAGTTGGAATGTTTGACATAACACCGCTTTATACACAACTTTTTCACATTTTTTATGAAGTCAATACTGCAAGTGCGTGATTTATGTGCTTTTCTCTGTCTGCCAATCCAATAAAACCACCATTTATCTTCTTGGTCATGGTCTTGTAGTCACGAGAATCGGCATATTGGTTGAGTTTTTGGACATCCCAAAACCATCCTGCTGTGAGAGCCGCATACATTGGAGTGGCAACCAAATCAGGGTTCATCACAAAATCAACCCCTAAGGCTTGCCCTGCATGGTAGTAGTTGGCATGACCCGTCAACTGGATGCAACCACGACCTCTAAAACGCCATCCATCACCAGAAGCCTCATCTCTATTACCCATACGATTGGAGTAAACAGTATTGGCAATCAACTTAGGGTTTCTAGCACAAGCCTGTGCCTTGGCAGCATCAAAGCGTTTAGGCCATAACTTCTGCAAAGCCTCTGCACGATAATTTAAATTCTCCTCAAGAATCTTAAAGTTACCGCATTCATGCCCACATTGACCAATGAAAGCCGCTTGTCGATATGGTGTAGATATATCAAACCTATCAAAAGTGGCATTCAGACCATCAAGCCATTGCTCACCAATGTGAAGTTGTTTAAGTTGTTCAGCGGTTATTGACATTTAACAAGTCTCTCATCTGATTGTAAGAATCAACGCAAGCGTTCAAAGCGGCAGTATTTTTGTCACCAGCAGCTACTATTTCTGCGATGGCTTCGATGGTTGCTCTTTCGGCATCAGAAGCTGTGTCAGTCTGTCTGTCAGGTTGACTGGTTGCTTCTGTATTTGTGGTGGCAATGGGGGAACTTGGGGTGGTTTGTAGGTTACTTGAGGGGCAGAGGCGCAACTTGCCAGCACGATTGGCAACAGCAAGAGCATTAGTTTTTTTGTTGATAGCATCATTAGCCTCCTGTAATTTAGTAGATTGTTCGTTAAGTTTCTCTGTCATGTTTTGCTCGATCTTACGAGCCTCTTCATTCTTCTTAGCAATGGCTATCTTCATGTCGTTATCACGCTCTAGCCATCCGTAATGATGTCCTACCCTGTAAGTACCAAACAAGGATATAAGAACACCAACAATTAACCAAGGTAAAGGAATAGGTAGCATTAATCAGCCTCCTGTCGAGCAACAGCTAATTGAACTCGCTCATGGTCATCTTCCAAGTGATCTGGTGGTGTAGTCGGTGGAGGGCCTGGTGTCCAACTTTCATCCAACTCTGGGTTATTCCAAACAGGCATTGCACCAAATGGTTGGCTAGGCAATCCATAAGCAGACTGAGAAGGTGCATAGGAAGCGTTAAAACCACCTATAGAGCCGTTATTACCCATTGGTTGACACATTGGTTGCATTGGAGGTTGAGGCGCTCCAAAAGCCTTTGATCCTGCGGCTACTGCTCTCTTAGACATCACTCCACCAATACCACCTACGATCAAAAGAACGATGTCATTCAGCATCTTGGTGTAGGCTTGGTCAATCGGGGCCATGCTCTTGATTGGTTGTGTCACAAAGGTGACAGAATAGAGCAAAGCAACAACGATAAAGCAAAGAATCAATGTGACCGCAATGACCACAAAACCCCAGATTCTTACTTCGATTTCGTCAGGGGTTAGGTTTAGCTTCTGGTTGGACATCGGATACTTTCTTTTCTAAGATGGGTGCTACCAGATATTCTGGGCATTGTTGAGTAAACAAACACTTAGGTTTCTGACATTGTTCGGCATGAAAGTTGTCAGGGTTCTGGCAAAAATATCTGTATCTGTCTTCACATCCAGTTAGTAGCAATAACAAAAGCAAATATCTCATACCATTACATCCACTTGTGAGTTCTTAATCCAATGAGTCTTAATCTCTTGGACTTTCTGTTGATGGTCTGCTTGTCTGTTCAATTCGGCTAACCTTGCCATATTCTGTTGGTGGATCACCCTGTGAGCCTCCCACATCATCTTGGCATTTTGTTGGTAAGTGTTGATTTTCATAACCCAATCTTTCCCAATAGAAGTGCCACAATTTTGTTTGATAAGTCATCAGGTAAGAACTTTAAGAAACCTAAGAACCACCAAGCTACACAGCCGTAAATAAAGACCTTCAGAAACATGTCAAATTGTTTCTGATACTCGTTCATCTTCCGCACCCACCTTTAGGACAAAGACTCATTAGTTCGTTGATACCAATGAAAACCAAAAACAAAACAAAGACAACGCCACCAATGATGATTGCCCACTCTTGCATCTCTTGTTCTTGTTCTTTAGCTTTCTTTTCAGCCGCTTTCAAAGCAGCCATCTCTTTAGCATCATCCCTGTCCATCTCAGCTTGACGAGCTTTGATCTTGTTCCAGATATCAATCTTGCCAGTCTGCATAAAGAGCATCTTTAGTTCTTCTTCAAATGCTCTGGCTTGCTCTAGCGCCATCTCAATCTGTAGAGCAGCACCCATGTTTGAACCACGCTTTTCACGCTTTGCCTCAAGCATCGCTTTTGTAGCAACACTCTTAGCATCAAACATCTTGCCAATCATCGGGGCAAGACCGCCTAAGTCATTGGCTACCTTACTAGCCTTTTTGACCATCGTAATGGCATTCTGTAAGCCATTTAACGCACTTATCGGATCAATAGGAATCATTTTCTCTTCTCCCACTTGAGACAGACTACTTTGCGATTAAACACATCGCCAGTCCAAGTCCATTTAACACATCGGTATTCAATGGTTGCCGCCAAGAGAAAGGCGATCATGGAAATGCCCAAATAACAATATAACTACAAAATATGACAAAAGCAGTAAGAAGGACTGCCGCTAAATAAGCAACAGCCCACTCTTTCATTGCTCTGTAGGGTTCATCATGGTACTTAGCAAACCTCGTGTGAAATACGAAGGTTGTGGCCCAGGTGTAGTACCAGTTAACAATCCACTCATAGCTTTTTCTGCCGCTTGCCTACGAATCAAACCTTGAAGTTTGTCAGCACCATATCCTGCCGCAGCAATTGGAATTGAATACTTTAAAGTCTCAGGACTTGCCGCACCAAAACCAACAGCACCACCAGTAATCAATTGACTACGCTGTGGGTTAAATTTAGCCATCAAAGTAAGCAATGGGTCTAATGAGCTACCCTTTGCAACAGCCTTAATAGCGTTCTGCTCATCTTTGCTAAACAAGTTCATTTTGTTCTTGTTAGCCGCAAGAGTAATGAAGCCTTGACGGATCAATTCACTCTCTGAAGCAGTAGGATTTAATGCTTTAGTTTCAGCGACATTCAAAATATTTTCAAGTGTTGAAGCACGACTTAGATTTCTAAAGTCTTTACGGGCTTCCATGATCGTTTTAACGGCTGTATCAATGCCACCAGCACCTGAAACAACATCCTTTGGAGACAGAGTTGCAACATGATCGTCAATGGTATCAACCATCTCACTTGCCAAGCGTCTAATGTTCTTATCAGGGTTGCCTTTAAGATTATTGGCAAGCCTACGCATTTGCTCAACATTGTCAAAAGTGATATTGCCTCGTTGAAGGATACTTTCGTACTTGTTCAAGATGTTGGCAACAGGAGCAGCATTCTCAGGAATGTAATCAACAGCATCCAATCGACTTTTAACTTTGTCAACTAAGCTAGTTGCGTTTTGACCAGATATCTCAATGCCTTGGTCGCTAACTTTTGTATAAGCACGAGATGCTTTTTGCTGAACATCTGCCATCGTAGCAACAGGCTGTTTACCAGACATGATACGGCCTGCTACATCACCAGTAGTCTTGCCAATAGCACCAGAAACACCCAAAGCGGCAATCGTAGCGGCTATGTCGCTTCCTGTAATCTCTTTAGTAGCCTCTGCAACAGGCTGTGCAACCATTGGAGCAACAGTAGCGGCAGGCAATTGACGAGCCAAATCAGCACCAAAGATTGTTTTTGGAGCAGCCGCTGCCATACCACCAGCAGATACCAAACTCTGCATACCAGCTTGTGCGGCTCTTTCAGCGCCAGTCGCAGGCTCTGGAACACCTAATTGAGTCAAACCTTTGCTTTGCTCTCTAGACAAATAAGGCGCTCTTTTTTCAGAACCAACTAAGTTTGCACCAACATTGTATGCACCACTTAAGAAGTCAGTAACAATGTTTGCAGGAGCAGAAGCACCAGTAACAACAGCTCTAGTCGCCAAACCAAGTTGACGCTTAATCATGTCGCCTATGCCTGGCTCTTCAGGAGTGGCTTGTGCTTGAGGAATAGCAGGGGCAGGTGCGGGAGCAGGAGCAGGAGCAGGTTGACCACCTAAACTAGCCTTAATTTTTGATAGTGCCTCTTCATTAGACAACCCATCAGGCAATTCATACGAAACACCTTGATATGTGTAAACAGTCGCCATGATGTTCCCTTTAATCTAATGGAATAGGATTCTGTGGTGTTCCACGAGCAGGGCCGTAATAAGGTTCTACACCTTGAGACTTACGCCTACTATCAATTCGCTTCTGAGCATTCTCTTTAGCTTTAACAGTTGATTTAACAAAGTTACTAAGTGCTTCCAAAGTAGTCTGTGTATCATTGCCACCAAATGCGGCTACAAGTTCATTGGCAAAACGCAACACATCCTTGTCAGTCTGAACACCTTTAGCGGCATCAGTCTTCAAGTTGGTTGCTTCTTGAACAGCTCGTTGCAAAGCGGCATAGTTTCGGCTTTCAACAGTAGAGTTACCTGCGGCATTTTGTGCCTGATATCTCAAATTGTTTACAGGGCCAAGTTGTAATGGTGGTTTACCAGTCTTAGGATCAGGCGTCAAAGATGCAATAGCAGGAGCTAAAGACTTTTCACGAGCCTCTAATGAGTCAACCAATTCAAGTTCTTTGTCCTCTTCTTTCTGCAAAGATGGAGCAAGAGTTTTCGGGCCTTTCATTGATGCCGTTAATTCACGCAACTCTTTAGCAGAATCAGCTCTCATTTGAGCAATTTGTAATGCAGTAGCACCAGCAACACGAGCCGCTTCAATCTTTGCATCAGCCGCAACTTTAGCCGCATCTATTCGAGCTTGATTAGCCAGTTGTGCAGATTCAGTTCTTGCTAGATTAGCCGCAGCACGATCAGCAGAACTTTGTAAAGCCGCTAAAACCTTATCAGGTGAACCATACTTGGTAACAATAGACAAAACTTGCTCTTGAGTTGCATCTTGAGGAAGTTTAGACAATTCCTCACGCAATTGCTCTTCTTGCTTAATAGACAGTTGAGTCTTAGCCGCTGTAGCCAAAGATGCTTGTTGAGCCGCTTGACGCTGTTGCACCAAAGCCATTTCACTTTGAGCTTGACGAGCAAATTGAGCCAATTGCATAGCACCTTGTTGGTCGCCAGCTTGAGCCAACATTTGAGCGCCTTTTAGAATTGAATCTGGATTAGTCTGGTCAATCTGTTGAGCAATAGCGTTACGAGTAGAGATTAACTTCAACTGTGGGTCTTCAGCACCCAACATACCACCAACAGCACGACCAAGACCAGCAGCGCCTGCATAAGTCATAGCCGCACCACGAGCCTCTGGAGACATATTAGCCAACTGAGCGCCTTGGCTTAAAGCCGCCATTTGCTGTTGTTGACCATACATTTCGGGAGTTAACCCGAATAAGCTAGGGATAATATCTGCCATTTTGCTCTCCAATTAAGTCCAATATCCAGGGTTAGCAAACTCACCAACTGCTAAAGGATTTCCCGCTGCAGCAGTTGTAGGTGATGAAAGCAATCCAGTTGTCCAGTTAGCCAATCCTTGTCCTAACAAAGATGTTGGGCTACCCAATCCACCTAAAACAGTTGCATAAGGATTAGTAGTAGCCGCATTGCTTGTAGCCAAAGCAGTACTCAATTGAGCGCCTGTTAAACCTATACGACCCGCATTAGCACCCGCTTGGGCTTGTTGTTGAGCAAGACCTTGGCTAAGTGCAAATGGTTGTTGACCAATAGCTTCCAGACCTTGAGCTTGACCCATGGCAGTCGTATAAGGAGCATAAGCCGCTTGCTGTCCTGCATAGTACTGACCCATAGCGCCAGCACCTTGACCAAGCAATCCTGCACCAAAGCTAACTTGTTGTTGACCAGCTTGTTGAGCTTGTGCCGCCAAAGCAAGTTCTTGTTGTGCCCTAGCGTTATACAAGGCTTGCAACTCAGGTGTTGTAGCACCCAAATTACCACCTTGAGCAACAGACAACCCTGCACGACCTTGTTGTTGCAATCTGTTTTGCAAGTTAGCCAACTCAAGTTCACGGCTAGGTTGCAACAATTGCATCTGTTGATTGATGTAACGCTGTGCAACTTCTTCAGGAGTCTGAGCCAAATACTTGTTACCAAGATTAAACAAGCTCTGAGCGCCTGTTTGCAAAGGAGCAAATTGACCTTGTGCTTGCTCTGCTTGTGTCAAACCTTGATTAGACAAAGCCATCAAACGATCTTGTTGAGCTTTAGCTTCAGGAGTTAACTGATAGCCTGCACTTACCATCTGACCAGTTACAGGATCATAGGTAAATTGAGAAGTACCAAATCGAGTGGTCATGCCAACAGGACGGAATTGAGCCGCTTGTTTGGCAGCAGCAGTCTCAGCATCAATACGAGCTTGAGCCGCTTGAGCCGCTTCTCTAGAAGTCTGTTGTTGTAGCAATCCACCAGCAGTAGACAAACCACCAGAGATCAAACCCGACAACTGTTGAGCAGTTAAGTTACCAAGTAAACCAGTTCCTGCTTTAGTAACTGCTGTTCCTAATCCACCCAATGTTCCATCAGTAACACCACCAGTAACTCCACCAGTAACATCAGTAACACCAGTAACTCCACCAGTAACACCACCAGTTGTGCCTCCTGTTCCTAGCAAGCCAGTTCCAAGGGTAGAGTCTGACAAAATGCCTGTGCCAGTTAGTCCTGCCGCAGTACCAGCACCAGTTAACAATCCTGTTCCCAAAGTAGAGCCAGTTAAAACACCAGTTCCTGTCAAACCAGTTCCTGCTGTAATGCCTGCTCCTAAACCTTCTGCACCAAGACCCGCTGTTCCTGCTTTTAAACCTAAACCACCCGCTCCTGATGTTATACCAGTACCAGCACCCATTCCTGCAACAGTACCACCCAAACCATTTTGAGTCATAAAGGCAACATCTGCTTGTGGAACACCCGCAGTTAACAACTGTTCAGCAGTAACATTATTGGCATTGAACCAACTGATCTTTTCTTGTGGAGTAAAACTCTCCCATCCTTGTGGAAGATTAGCTCCAATTTTTGCCGCCATTGCTTGAGGTGTTACATAGCTACTCAACAAAGCTGAATCAACTCCAGTAGTCAAAGCGCCTGTACCAAGGTTAGCTGTATTTGTAAGACCAGTAACTCCACCAGTAGTGGCGGCAGTTCCTGCACCAGTACCAAGCAACTCTGTACCAAGTGTAGAACCACTCAATACGCCAGTACCAGTTAAGGCTTGAGTACCAGTAGTACCAAGCAAGCCAGTTCCAAGTTCTGATCCTGCCAAAATACCAGTACCAGTCAATCCTGCTAATGTTCCTGAACCACCAAGTAAACCAGTACCTAATGTAGAACCTGACAAAACACCAGTACCAGTTAAACCTTCAGCCGCAGTCAATCCAAGACCACCAGTAGATGACAAGCCTAGACCAGAGCCACCTGCTGTCAAACCAGTTCCTGCACCCATGCCAGCAATACCTGCCGTTTCAGCCAATGCAGCAGCACCCTCAACTCCACCCACAGTTCCTAAAAGAGCATCAGCAGAAGCCAACTCAGCACCAGTTAAGCCACTAGCAGCACTTGCGGCTTCACCAAACAAACTGCCAACACCGAAAGCAAGTCCAGCAATTGCTAAAGCGCCAAGAATTGTTCCTCTGTCGCTAGTATCCTTACTCCATGTAGAAATAACTGGATTGCCTTCAGCATTCTTCTTGATCTCATAAATCGTACCGCCACCACCAGTATATGTAGAGCCGAACCTACGATTTGTTTCACTTAAATTAGCTGTTTTAAGGTCTGTTACCCCTTCTTTTGCAAGGTGACGAGCCATGTCCAAAAATACTTGTTCAGCAGAATTTGGCTCACGACCAAGCAACTTAGTGGCTTCATCATAGTTAAATCCTACGCTTTTACCTTTTGTAGTAAAAACACCGCCTTTAATTGCTTTAGGATCAACAGCACTAGCAATTTGTTTTGACAATGCTAAGATAACAGCAGGATCATAGGTTTTACCTTCATAATCCTTAACCAAATTAGAATCAGTATTAGATGACTGATTATTTGATCCAGATGGTGATCTATTATTAAAAGGTAAAGCACCACCATCATTAAATTGATTTGTGTAGTTTTCGTTAACAATCGCCATGATTTTTTTCCTTACAAATCGCCTGTATTTGTTGATGGGAATGCTCTTGTCGTACCAGAAGTCCCTGCCCAAATAATTCTTACTGCGCCACTTGAGCCAGCAGCCCCACCAGAAGTAGCTCTACCGCCACCACCATAAGCGCCACCTTGTCCTCCAGCAACAGCATCAGCACCAGTAGCTCCTCCTGAGCCACCTTCTCCACCAAAAGCATTAAAGTTAGCGCCATCAATAGTGCCGCCAGCTCCACTTGTTCCTTGTCCAAGTATTCCTACACCACCACCACCAGAACCATAATAGGCTTTAGATGCTCCACCGCCACCGCCACCGCCAGAGCCTGCTGATCCATCAAAACTGTTTCTGCCACCAGCGCCACCATTACCAGAATAGCCGCCTGCACCGCCACCACCACCGCCGCCGCCAGAGCTTCCATCACCACCGCCAGCACCGCCATTACCACCACCATCTCCAGTGTATGTGCCACCAGTAGGAGCGGAAGCGCCACCACCTTTTACAGTAGATGTATCAATGAAATACGAGTCACTACCAGCAGCTCCAACAACAACTGTATAAGTAAAGCCTGGTATGACAGAGATGTTATTTTTATAGCCCAAACCACCACCGCCACCAGCATAAGTATCGCCATTGCCATTTGCACCACCACCTACGCAAACGACAGAAACTTTACTTACACCAGCAGGACATTGCCATGAATATGTACCCGCAGTCGTATAAGCCTGCTGACTTGCAGAGGCTGTTGCATAACTGTTAGCAATGAAGTTTAGTGCGGCAAACATTATGGTGTGTAACCTTGTGTGTATGAACCATACCAATTTGTACCATCAGCCACAAAAGAAAATATGTCCATTTTCCCTGCTGTTGCAGAAACTGTCGGAGAACCAAAAGCATTCCATTTAACACCAGTAAATGTTGCACTACCACCACCAGTAGATGCGGCTTGTTTGAGCAACAAGATAAATGACTTTCCTGCTGTAGCAGTAGGCATCGTGAATGTGCAAGCAGTAGATGCTGTCAAGGTTGCTGTTTGAACAGTACCATTGGTCAAAGACAAAGTATTGGAACTTGTAACAGTACCAATAGCCACAACACCCTCTGTGTAGTTGTTAACAGTAGGATTAGTCAGAGTCTTGTTTGTCAAAGTCTGAGTATCTGTCGTGCCAACAATAGAACCGCTTGGGGCACTAGTTGAATCTAACTTGGTCGCAATAGCGGTCTGAATGTTGTTGAACTCAGTATCAATCTCAGTACCTTTAACAATCTTTAAAGGATTGCCAGAACTAAGATTATCTTTAGTAGCAAAGTCTGTACTTTTCGTGTAATTACTCATGATATCTTCCCATTCTTAGCTTGAATTTCAATTTTCTGAATTGACAATTGATTTCCATTTATGTCAGATTCATAACCAGTTTGTACAACTTTTCCATTGCCAGTTGCAGGAACAGTTAAAGTATTCAAAGCAACACCATTAGAGTAGTAAGCAATAGTTGTTGCATTCGCTCCATATTCAGCAGTGCCATACTCAGCAATACTTTGACTGGTTATTGATCTGGTAGCGCTTAAATAGTTAGCTCTAAAGTCAAAACCCCACTTGACAGTCATTGTTTGATTTTTACCGCCAATGACAACAACAGAGATTTTCTTCAATATTGATGTTTGATTCGGATTGCCAAGGTCTGCGTTGTTTGTGTAATACAACATACGATAATTAGATGTGTCATCTAGATATCCTGCATGAGTACCAATGTAACCATTCTTACCAAGATACAAATCACCATTTCTACGAGACAAGAAAGCAGTAGGAGCAATAGAGTCCCAAGTTGTTACTCTAGAAGAACCATCTTGCAACATGACCTTTGTGTCAAAACAGTAAACAGACTGATTGGCAGGCATTGTCAACAAGTAGAATCCTTCACGCTCTGAATAAACAGACTTGATGTTTGACAATGTTTGAGCCGCAACAGAAGTCATCAAATCATTGCGAACATTTTTAGACAAATCACGCTCTGGAGCAGACTTCTCTTGAATCGTTCTCATCAATGAACGAACACCGCTGTTAGACAAGAAAATCACATCAGAGCTAGTAGTCTGAACAGTATCACGACCCAAACAACCAATGCCACCAATGGTGTCGTACAAAGTCATCGTAGACGGACTTGTAGCACCTTGATAAACAAGAATCTGTCGTTTACCAAAGATAAACAAGAAGCCATTGTGAGCAGCCAAGGCTTGTACTTCATCAGCACCATTAGGCCAAATCTGATTGACATTCAATGAACCAGAAGTGCCACCAGTCCAAATGTGACCAGTTAGCAAATCAGAGAAAGTTACTGTTGTCTTGTCTGACGCAGTACTTGCCACCCACAAACGACCAAAGGCAGAAATAGCCAAGTTAGCAGAAGGAACAGTCCCTGCATAACCAGACTTCTCACTCACTCTGCGATAAGTTGTAGTGCTAACAGCAGGGTCATAAATCAATGGGTCATGACCTGTTTGAAAGAAATATGTGATTCCATTCAAAGACGCACATTGCCAGTTACTTGCAGTAATGGTAGGAGCAGTACCACCCCCCCCATAGGTCAATTCTGTAACAGCATTAGAAGTATCGAGCTTAAACAACTTATTGTTGCCAGCAAACAAAACAGTCAAAGTGCCATCAGTCTGAACTAACTCATGGATCACGCCAACATCATTAGCACCAAGGTTTCCAGAAGATGAATTAACCTTTGTCCAACCTTTTCTTGAGCCAATACGACCATATTGGTCAATGACACAGTTGGTTGCAACTAAAGCAAATCCAGCAGCCAAATCTAATGGGCTGTCTTGCGTATTCAGGCCGTAGAAGCCTGGCGCAGATATGCTGAAGGTTTGGATAGCTTGAGCCATTAAACAGCCTCAAAAGAGCCAAATTCAGGATAACGAGTAGCCTCTGTAGCAATGTAGTCAGACAGCATAGACTTATACAACTGATAAGCCTCAGAAGAATTCAATCCACCATCCTCACCACGCTCAACTAAAGCCCTTGCATAAGCGTTCTGAACGACTAATTCAGCAGGAACAGAGATAACTGTGCTGTCACTAGATAAAACAGCTTGTGGAATGATTAAGCTAAATGGAATACTGTAAACGCCATCAGGAATGGGAAACAGAGTAACTTTTGTATCGTAATTAGAATCTACACCATCAAAGGTGTAATACATTGGAATTGAACTAGATGGCGTACCAAAGTTCAAATACCGATTCATAGCCGCAAAAGTAACATTCTCCATGCTAATTTTGCTAGTCGAGTTAATTACATCTTGAACACGAAACTTCTGTCCAGAACCAGTCAATGAGTAAGAATAAGTACCAGAAGTGGTAGTAATAGTGACTGTAGTGCCAAGAACATTCCACTCATAAGCATCTTCAATCTGACGCTTTGCATCGTTGACAAACTTGCCAATCAATGCTGAGTAAGTTGTTTCGGAAACAGTAGAGACTTCCTCTTCACGCAGGCGAACAAGCACATCATTAACTGCTTGCAAATAGGTAGTCATTTCTTATTCCTCTCTGATATCGCTTTAGCTTTTGCTTTAGCGTCTGCCTTGGATGATGCACCCCAAGCCTTCAGAGATAAGAGAAGTCGAGTAGGCTTCCCATCTTTCATCTCAGGCCCAGGCATATTGCCCATGCGTGCTAAAAAGGAGGCCCTACGAGGGTTGTCGCCCGACTTTACTGGTGGCTTTAAATTACCACCCGTTTCTGCATTATAAGATGCTCTACCCTTGGCATTCAAGCCCCCTTTGGGGTTTTTTCCTTCTTTTGTTTGCCAAGTTGGAGATTTCATTACTTTACCTTTTTCGGTTTCTTTGCTGTTTTAGCAGCCATCTTGAAAGCCTCCGCAGTAGGAGCGCCTTTAGAACCAACTTTACGCATCTTTTCGCCTGAACCAGCCTTGATACGCTCTTGTTTGGCATTAATGTTAGCGTAGAGTCCTTGCTTCATTTCTTTTTCCTTTTAGACTCGGAAATAGCAATGGCAATTGCTTGATCTCTGGACTTAACTACAGGGCCTTTTTTGCCAGAATGTAGCGTTCCAGCCTTATATTCACGGTATACTTTGGCTATCTTCTGTTGTTGTTTTGGAGTTGTTTTCATGTTAATACTTTCTGAAGTTTGGGCCAAAGTACCTGATTATGAGCAATTTTACGAAGTTAGTAATTTTGGTCAATTTGCAAAAATTTTACCAGACGGAAGACAAATTAGAAAACTCAATATATGTACACCATATGTGAGTGTTTCTGTAAAGTCTTTGAATGGCAAACCTCAAAAATCTTTATACATCCATAAACTTGTTGCTAAAGTGTTTATTGGAGAAAGACCTGATGGCCTTGTCATAAGACATCTTGATGGCAACAAATTTAACAATAGAGTTGATAATCTTGCTTATGGAACTGTTGAACAAAACGCAAAAGACTCTATAAAACATAAAACACATTGGCATGAAAATAATGGTCGATCATTATTAACAGAACGATGTGTTGGTGCTATTAAATATCTTTATGAGAAAAATTCTGTAAAAAAGACTGATTTAGCAAAAGCATTTGATGTAAGTATTTCAACAATTCATGCCATCATTACAGGCAGAAACTGGAAATAACCTTGCTGATTTTGGCTTCTGCTTTAGTCTTTTTCATTTGCCACGACCAGACTTTTTCATCATGTTAGTAGCGGTACGACCACCACGGGTAGGCATAGCTTTTGGCTTACCAATGGCAATCATTACAGTAACTGGCATGGATTTCTTTTTCCCATACTCTTTAGCTTCTTTCTCGCCTTTTTCTGTATATGGGAATTTCTTGTTTCCTACTTGTGGCATATAAATCCTTATCGAAGTAATTTAGTTGCTATAAAAGAGATAACCCCACCTACTACAGAGGCTATTGCCATACCGACAAACATACCACCCTTAGACTTGTTTGCCATCTCTAAAAGACACTTAATGTCTTGCCGTAGAGCATGAACTTCTAACTGTAGAGCCTCAACTTGAGCTTCTAGCTTGCCAAACTCTCTTGGATCAATCTCAGACATTTGCTACCTTTCTTGGCCTACCAGCCTTTTTGATAGGTTTTGGAGGTGCTAAAACTAGCTGTTTATCGTTATTCTCAACTTCTTGTTCATCAATTCTGACATAGCCTTGATGACCTTTCATGCTATCAATGTCATGTTGATAGGTAAAAGTCACAGTTTGACCGCTTTGAAGACAACGATAAGTAGCCATATTTACTCCAAAATGGGGGTTATTAGCCCCCACTTATTTAGACCATGCGAGCTACGACAACACGGAGTGTCGCAGATGCCAAGTCAACAGTTGAGCCAGATTCATTCTGGATACGGAATTTAACTGTGTTTGCAGCAGAGACATAGCCTGTTACTGTCAAACCAACCAAATCCACACCCAAAGATGCGCCAATGACCATATCACCCAAAGCTACGCCAGGGATTGTGATGTCGTCAGTCTCGCCTGCACCATCAACCAATGAACCAGCGTCAAGAGTGGCTCGAACCACCCAAGTGTCGCTGAAAATTCCACGGAATTGATCGTTACCTCTGCGAGATGTTACCGATGATGCGGTTGCCATAATATATTCCTCCTAGATTAGAAAAAATCCCCCCACCGATTAAGGCGAGGGGAAAAGGCAACTATTAGGCTGGAACTGCCAGAGCGTAAGCGCTGGAAGACAAAGCTGCACCAGTTGTAGCGGCTGTACGCATGGCTTTCACGCCATACAGAGTGTCAGATGTGAACAATGTAGCCAAGTACTCTTGTTTGTACTGAGTCTGTGAACGAACACCAACTTGCTCAACCAAAACCATAGATTCCTTATGACCCATCAAGCAGATACGATCAGTACCAGAATTACCAGCACCAAAGTCAGCATTGCTTGTTGTGAACACGGGGATACCATACAGTTGACCGATTTCACCATTGCGGATTGCGTCGCCATTGCCCACAAAAGCCTGCTCGGTATAACGGGCAAGACCCATCAATGTGTTACGGCTTGAGGGAGGAATGATGAAGAAACGACCATCCATGGGAGTGTCGTTGTCATCCAAACGCTGAATAGTGCGACGAATAGCAGCATCAGTCAAAGCAGCGGCATTGGAGCTAGTGCTGTTGTAAGCAGTAGTACCATCAGAACCGATGAAAGCCTTGGTAGTGGTATTGCTAGTAGCGTAGTCGTTTGTACCAACAGTAGCACCATTGAAGGCACGACCCAATTGGATCAAATCGGTATCTACTTGCTTGGCAAGCGCATAGCCAGCGTCAGCAGTATAGAAATTACGCAAGCTAGACAAAGCCTGTGCTTCTACGATGTCCTCAATAAAGCGTGAGTACTCATAGTGCTTGTTAATCAAGACTTGAACTTCAGTCTCGGTGTCTGCAATCAGAGTAACAGCAGTAGATGCCGCTTTAGCTGATGCTGAACCACGAGTAGGAGCTGGAATGTGAACTGTGTCACCTTTCTTGCCCTTGAAGTTCATCTTCATTACGATGTTAGCCAATACAAGGTTTTTCTTGTAGGCGGCTACGATTTCATCACTCCAGATTTCTGGGATGAAGGTTGCTGCGGTTGTTGTGGTTACCGCTGGTGTTGGATATGCCATGATTAAATCTCCTAAAACAAATTTTAACGAACCCTGCCCTCTTGATATGCTTGCATGATTTCATCACTTAGCGCATCATAGCGGTTAGGGTCTTGCATTTTCAGCCGAATAAGGTCTGCCCTTCGATAAACTTTTTTCGATGACTCTCCAGAACCACCTACATCAACTCCAACAGCTTTAAGATTCTGCTTGCGTGTAGCCTCGTTAGAAGCCTCATTCTGCTGTTTCTTAACGCCACGAAGTTGCTTATAAGTGCTTAACAATTCATTGGCAGAATCATAATCGAATTCAGCATCGGCTCGCTTGAACAACTCTATGCGAACAGGGCTAGATTTCACCCAATTTGCAAAGTCCTGATCTTTAGCAATATCGCCAAAATCTGGATGTTCTTGCGCTAACTTCTGTTGAATTTGCGTCCTTTTCAACTCTAGCGTTGCTTGTCTAGCTGCTACGATGTCAGGATGACTATCAACTGTCCTTTGAACTGCCTTCTTTGGGTCTTCAAAAAAGTCAATCTCAGGTTCGTCCTGCTTAATAGGTTGTTGTTTAGACCCAAGGTTCTGTCTAATAAGTTCATCGGCTAGTTTTCTAACTTCGCCTACCTCTTGAGCTTGCTTTCCAATGAGCTTTTCAGCTTCTTGGTGCATTCGCACAATCTCATCCAGACTTTTGTCCCTGTATTTTTCAGGGAGGTCTGGTTTAGAAGATGCTTTTCGCTCTTCGATTTCTAACTCACCAGGCAATTCTTTGTCTTCATCAATCAACATATTTTTCCTTTTTCCTGCCGTCAATCGGTTGTAGGAGATTCAACTCGGCATTATTGCTTATGAGTTGAGTTTGCGCTCACTCTTTAACTTGTCGGTATGACTCTTTCCAAATTTGGAATGAGCAGTAGGGAATGCACCCGACCATCCTTCAAGTTTAAAAGCTGGCGCTGAGAGAGTTCGGTTGGCTGTAGCTCCGCACTCACACATTAGACTGGTTGCCTCATAATCAACCAATCTTTCTGTTCTATGTCCGTTTTCACAGACGAAATCAAACATTCTTCTCATTTAAATCCTCGTATGCTCTCTCGCTGACTTGTTTTAAGTTTTTCAGCCAAGTGAGAATAGAAAGTTCACCTTTACGGAATTGTAGACTTTTTTCGTCACTAATTGTTGCAATATTATTCAAAGGTTCAATCATATTGTCAATATCTTCTAAAAGTTGTTTCCAACCCTCAGTAGCCATCATTGAGAATCTCTCGTCATAATACTTTTGCAATTCTTCGTTCATGCACCATTCCCTGAATCAATAGTTATTTCTTCATCTTCTGGCTCTGGTTTATCAACAACTTCTACTGTGTAAACCATGCCATTTTCCTCATAAGGACTGCAGCCTACGAGCATTTGAGTAGCTCTGTCATGTTCTTTAAAAATGCTAACCTTTAGACAGCCATTCTCAGTAAAGAAGTCATCATTAGGGCCACTTACAGGAAATGATGTATTAGGAAACAAATCACGATAGTGTCCTACTGTAATAATTCCATTTTCTAGTTTAGCAATGTTCATGTTTATCCTTTATCTGGGAAAGCCGCTGTAGGGGCTGTAAAGTTTGCCGTGTACCGAGCAACACCTTTGGTAATTCTTACATCGTCCATATATCCCAAAAGATATTGGGCAACAGTATGAGTTTTACCAAGTTGAATTACATTCGGTGATGCAACATCAGAAGTTGACAAAGTTGATGTTGTTCCAATCTGAGTGCCATTTACAAAAGCACGACCAGAAGTGCCAGAACGAGTTATAGCCACATGATACCAAGTTGATGTACTTGGCGACCATGACCATGTGTATAAGGCATCACTACCGCCACCAACGCCTAAAACTAAGCGAAGTACAGAAGATGATTGAACCCATTGAACAACATACCCAAGACCACCCGCATTTTCTGCCGTATTCCCGTACTTGGAAACTAAAGCCCTGTCTGCGGCAAGAGATGTAAAGTTAACCCAAAACTCAATAGTAAAGTCACCGCCATTTATGTCATATACAACACTTGGTTGAGTTCCTTTTAAATAATCACCGCTAGATGTCATTGAAATTGAACCGCTACCATACTTCTTAACGCTTGTAGAAAGCTGTGCATTGCCCACAGTTTCTAAGTCGTTCATCATGGCGTTGTCTAAGATGCCAGCGTTGGTGAAATTAGCAAGTAACCGAGTATTAGCATCTGAAGTAAATGGCGCAGTAGGCAAAGAGATCGTTCTTGCTGTGCTTGAAATTCTTACATCAGAAATATATCCAGGAAAATACTCTGCGCCAGAACTAAATGCGCCAATAGTCAGCGATGTGTTTTGAGGTGTAGTTGTGTCAGTTCCAGTTGCAACACTAACGCCATTTACATAAATGTTGTAAGTTCCAGCGTTGTTTCTAACGGCTAAGTAATACCATTGGTTTGGAACAATAGTTACACCAGTTGAATATCCATTTGACCCAATCTGCAATTTCAATTCGCCAGTTGTAATGTTTATATACAAAATAACTCGGTTTGCGTTACCGCTAGTGCCTTGGCAAACAATATCTCGATAGTCTGCATAACTACCAGTCAAATACACCCATGCTTCAATTGTGTAAGTTGTTGAGGCAGGGATAATTTGAGTAGAACTAGTCTGTAAATAATCACCACTACCATCAAAGTACCCAGAGCCACCAATCACGCTTGTGGAGTAGGCAGTTGTAGGGCTAAATGGGCTGAAGCGTTGGACGCTTGGTGAGCCTGTAATAGTAAAAGTTTTGGCTGTTGTTTCGTTATCAACAAAACGATTTGATTGACAAGTTAAAAGTGTAGTACCAGAAATGTTTGTTAATGGAGTTGTTGAAACTGTATATGTTGTTCCAGAATAAACTGCTGTATTAGTTATCCTTAAATTTGAAACATAGCCTGTGTAAGGAGTTCCACCGCCTCCTCGATTACCAATCATAGGATTAACAGTTGCTAATGAAGTTGTAACACCAGCATTTGTTGAGTCTCTTACTCCATTTACATAGAAAGACAAATTATTAGAGCCATCACGAACCCATGCAATGTGATACCAAGTATTTGCAGAATATGTATTTGTTGAGTTATAACTTGTTGATGCACTAACAGCAAATGTAAATTTATTTGCTGTGTCGTTCCACAAAATCATCCACCTGTTTGCATCACCAGAAGCGTATTGACTATACACAGATTGTGATGCCGCAGTTCCAGTTATGTACACCCAACATTCAACAGTAAAAGCACCAGTAGCAGGGACAGGCGCTGAAGATAACGCCAAGTTACTTGACCCATCAAAGTAATTAGACCAATTAGACCCATAAGGCGTGAATGTTCCTTGGGTTGTATTGCCATTACGGGTAATGGTGAAGTTGTTTGTGGATGAGTCAACAAATGTATTGTTCTGTGCGCCATTAGTCCCATTGCCATGCAACAACATGGTTACATTTTTAAACTGAGCGTCTTTAGCGTCTGCGCTACCTGATTTGGATGCTGCGAACATATATTATTGAGTGTAGTTTTGACCAATCGTAGTGCCATACCACGATGTTCCATCACTAAAGAATGAAAAGATATCTTGCTTACTAGCAGTACCAGTTACTGTTGGTGCAGTAGCGCCAGGCCAATTTACTGTTGACCAAGTAACAGATCGTGAACCAGTAGCGTCTTGTCTTAAAACAATCACAAAAGATTTACCAGCACCAGCTGTAGGCATGGTAATTGTTGCATTGCCTGTCAAAGTCAGAATCTGAACAGTTCCATTAGCCAAAGACACAGTAATTGCTGTGCTAGTGTTAGCTGTGTAAGCAGTTTCTGTATAGTTTGTAACAGTTGGATTTGTCAGAGTCTTATTTGTTAGCGTCTGGGTTGCAGAAGTACTAACAATATCAGCAGAATTTAACTGAGAACCAGTCGGAAGATTTACTGTATCTCCAGATGCAAGTTCACCTAGTGAAGTGACATCTGAAGCGGTATATATAGATTTAACAAGATTAACGACAGCCATACATTACCTCAAGTAGTTAGCAATATGTTCTTGGCAGTACCAGAACTATTAAAGAAAGGCAGATATGAACTACTTACCAAAGCAATAGTGTCCGATGTGCCATCAGCCTTGTAAAAAGGAAATACAAGAGTACCACCACCACCTGATGAGGCAATTGTAATACCGCCAGAAGAATTGGTAATAGTTATGTTACTTCCAGCAGTCAAAGTTGACGCTGTATAACCAGTTCCGTTGCCAATTAACAACTGTCCATTAGTAGGAGTACTTGTTATTCCTGTACCACCATTCGCCACAGGCAAGGCAGTACCGCTATATGTCATAGCCAAAGTACCAGAGGAAGTGATTGGACTTCCTGAGATACTAAAGATGGATGGAACAGTAGCCGCTACAGAAGTTACAGTACCAGTATTAGATGTATATCCACTAGGATTAGCGGCAGGATAAGCACCTAAAGCAGTTAAAGCATCACCCGCAGTAGTTGCTCCTGTGCCACCATTTGCGATAGGCAAAGTACCATTAACACCAGCAGTCAGAGAAACTGTGTTCTTTTCCCAAAGTGAAGTAGTAGAGTTGTAAACAATTGTCTGACCATTGCTAGGTGACTGAGCTGACACATTGTGTAGTTCATCTAACTCATAGCCGTTCTGAACCTTAACAAACAACTTACCTTGTGTTGGGTGTGCGTGTTCAACAATAGCAACATAAACCAAATGATTTGGTGCATAAGGCTTAGTTGTAGTTAATGTGCCTGCTGTTGTTGGACTTAGATAAAGTTGAGCACCATCTGTATAAGCAGATGTATCCATGCCAGTAACCAAGCCAATAATGGTCACATAACCATTAGAGTTATTGGCAAGATCAGCACTCATCACGCCTAATGTTTGTGCAGATGTTGAATCTCCACTTGCCAACGCTTTTGTAACTGTTGGTATTTGACCTGTAGCACCATTGATATAAACAACAGTACCTTTTGTTAAGGTTGCACCAGTAGAGTTTCTTACTTGGCAAATAACATTGGTGGTAGACGCTGCTACTGCAACAGATAAATCAGCCACACCAGAGGCTGTAGAAACAGTCACAGAGCCGTCTGTTGATGTAATGCTACCAATGGCATTAACATCCGTATAAGTAAGTGAAACAACCCCTGTCTGACCATTAACGCTAGATACCAAGTTGGTCTGGTCAATTTTCTGCCATACAGAACCATTAAAAAGCAACCAATCGCCTATCTGCCAATCAGTAATGCCGTTTAGATTTGTTGAACCCGCAGTAGCAACAATGTAATAGTACCCATTTGTACCAGTACTAGAAGCCAAAGTAGGCGTATTGGTAGTGGCATTCCAAGTGCCTTGGTAGCTCAACCCACCACCCGCAATAGATGCCCAAGAAGTACTTGTTCCATCAGTAGTCAGGTACTTACCTGAGTTACCAGTTTGGCTAGGAATCAGAGTGTTAATCTGAGTCTGCAAAGAAGCTAAAGTATCTAGTACATACTGAGATGTACCACCGCCATTTGTGATAACCTTGATCTGGCTTGCCAACTCCATTGGCACAATCTCGCCAACATTGATCTCATTGCCATTAGACAATGTAATGACCAAACCACCATCAAAGTCTAGATAAGCGTTAGTTACAGATACACCATCAACACCATTTATGCCATCTTTACCCGCAGGGCCTTGTGGGCCTTGTCTGCCAGGAGCACCATCTTTACCAGGCTTTCCATCTCTGCCATCTCGTCCATCCGTACCATTGATACCATCACGACCATCTTGAATGGAAGCGACTCGTTTCTCAATGAGATTGCCTAAATCGTCATAGCGACTACGGATGTCAGACTCAATCTTCTTTAGAGCTTGGACAACAAGATCGACATTCTCGCCAATCTTTTGCTTTTGGACTGCTCTTGCTTGAGCAACTGAGGTTTTAACAGAGTTAAGAATAGCCTCCTGCTGTTCAGGAGTCATGCTTTTGAGGATTAACTCCTTGACCAGACTTTCAGCGTCCATTGCTTAACTCCTTGGTCAACTGATCTAAGAAATCTTGTTCCATGCCTGAGATTTTATTCTGCTTGTCAGCCATTTGCATCTCAACAATTTTAGACTTGTTCTTGATATCAGCTTCTTTTAGCATCAATTCAGCAATCTTTACCCGTTTGTCAAACTCATTTGACTCTTGACCAGCAGGCAAGTTCTTAGTAGCACTACCAAGGACTTTAGCTTGTACTTCTTGAGGCATTAACTGAGCTTCAACAGACAATTTGGTCGCTTCAGCACGATTTTGCTCGGCTTGTGTCGCTTGTACAGCAATCTGAGCTTGTGCCAACTGCATAGCCAACTGTTGCTGAACTTGTTGCATCTGTTGTGCTTGTGGATCAGGTTGAGCCATCTGGTCAAGCATCTGAATCAACTCATGTCTGTTAGACAAGGAAGAATTAGCCATGATGCCCTTTAAAATGATAGGCAAAACTGGTGTATTTGGGCCAAGAGTCTGCAAAAGTGAGATGAACTGCTGTTGTTCATGCTCTCTAGCAATGATACCCAACGCTGCAGTAGGAATAAACTTCAGGTCAACAGTAGGATAACGCTCTGGATCAAACTGCATATAGCGATAAGCAGCTTTATTGATGAACGGAATCATAAAATCTTCTTGGAAGTTCACCAAAGTGCGCTTGTACTTCTTAATAATCGAGGCCACAGCCATCGAAATACCACCTTGACCCGCATCCCGAGACACATTTGACACCATTCCGTTGCTGTCTAGCGTACCAGTAGACTGCAAGAGCATTCTTTCGAACTCTTTTGCAGTATTCATGTTGCCAGGATCAGTATTACCGAACTTAAACGGATACAAAATCTCGTTAGGATTGCCGTTTGTCAGGATGTTCTTGCCTGGTTTAACCTCAAACTTAGCACCTCTAGGCAAACGAGTGGCATCCATAGCCATCATTGGGCTAGTAGTCAGAGCCAATGAGTCCAAATGTGAACGAATCTGAGCGTCTACAGCCTTTTGTGAGTTGTAAGCCTTCTCAACAGTACCACGACCAAGCAAACGATTAGGAACAGTATCATCTTGGTAAGCAAGGATTGGACGATCCTTCATCATGTAAGGATTCTTTTCTGCCTTCAGAAGTACGCCATCGTTAGCAATAACAACAATAGCCTCTACCAAGTCAGAATACTCGTCCTGAATAGAGTCTTCAGGGAACAAATCCTCAACTTCATCTTCATTCTCTAGTTGTTCAAGATACTCTCTAGGAACTAAACCATAGTAAGTGAGAAGTTTTACTTTATCGTCTTGATACTGAGTAACTTCTTGAGTAGGCTCAAGGTCGTTATCCATTGAATCAGTACCGATCTCTACCTTGCGATAGATGCCCTCTTCCTGACCTTTAACGACTTTGTGGATAGAGACATACTTCTCAATAGCCACACCCATACAGTCTTCAATAGAAGTGCCATTAGGGTCAAACAAGAAGTTCTTAGGGTTGACAGGAACAATCTTGACAGCAATACGATCTTTTTCTAGAACACCAATGGCAGCTTGACCTGGTTGACCAGGGATTGCTTGGGTAGAAGGAACAAAGATTTTTTCTGTTTTGACAACAATCTCACCGATGCCAGTTCCGTAGATTTCTGCCATCAACTCAATCTGGTCGATAGACTTACGAATCTTGTCTACTTTAAAGTCTTCCATCAGTTGAGCCTTAATCATGGCTACATCCAATGGATTGTTGTTTACATCACGGATATCGTCTTGAATGTCAAAGAACTCACCTTGACCAAAGATAGCTTCCATAATCTCAGCATGGCGAGTCTCAACGGCTTGAGTCGTGCCAGGCGTGACAATACGAGAACGCTCTGATTCCCGAGTCTTGTCTTGTGCATCCCATTCACCACGGAAGATACGCTCATATTCGAGCCAATCAGTTAGAAAGTTAACATCCCGATAGTCTCTCCAACGATCGCAATGATTAACTACAAAGCTAACTAATTCTTTATCGCTGTCTGTTGGTTCTTGGAATTCCATTACACCCCCGAAATTATGTCAATTGGCTCCCAGTCATCTTCTTCATCTTGTTCAAAATATGAAGTAACGGCAAGCTGATCCATGTATGATAAAGCATCTGGTAGGTCATCATGGACACCATTTGCAGGAAACATCAGAAGTTGGTCAATGAACTCAGCCCAATTCTCTTCGGAATTAAGCACGATTCTGCCATGTTCGAACCTTCCTTGCAATGACCAAATGATACGATCTGCCTTTTTTCTGTTCCCATGGGTCAAATCCTGAATATGAGCATAAACATTGTTCTTTCTCATCAGGTCGCTCAAATAGGGCAAAACAGCGTTCTTTAACGCCCCCCTCTCAATCCCCACGGAAGTCGGTCTGTAATCTCTCATTGCCATCAGAATCTTGGATGCTGTCTCACGGATATCCCATCTCCCATGGATGATCTCTTTGACAAACCACTTGCCATCCTCTGTTACCTTCACCACACAGATAGCAGACTCATCCAACCTTTTCTTAGAATTACCCGCTTGTTTGGCAACTTCCTCAAATCCCGCCAAGTCAATAGAGATGTAATAGCTCCCGTGTTCAGGCTCTACCCCATACTTTATCCACTCTTCCTTAAAGATATCACTTCCCGCATTTGAGAAGGAAGCCATGTATTCTTGTTTAAAAGCAAAGGAACTAAGTGTCTTTTTGGCAGACTCAATCTCTGAAGCGTCAATCAAAGGGTTATCAGCAGTCGTAAAGTGCCAACTCTTCCAATCAGGATCACTACCCTCTTCTCCTAATCTAAAGGTTTCATAGAACCAGTTTCTACCCTTAGGAGTCCCAATAAACAAGGCTCTACCCTTCTTATCAGACAAAGAAGCTCGAATAACTTGCTCCCAAGCCTCAGGCTTAATGTCAGCTACCTCATCCAGTACAGCATAAGTCAAAGACACACCACGAAGCGTATCAGGTCTATCAGCGCCACGAACATAGATTCTTGCCCCGTTTATCAAGGTAATGTCCAAGTTATTGACATGGCTACCCTGAATCACATCTCTCCCTAGGTCTAACAACAAGTCCCAGATAATCTGCCTCGACTGCCCCATAGTAGGACTTACATAAAGCACAGCAGAGCCTTGTGGACACTTTAAACCCTCAATTAAGAGCGATACAGCAGCCATCCTAGACTTACCACACCTACGACCAGCCGCTACAACCTTAAACCTAGTCTTGTCCTTAAATACCTCTTGTTGCCAAGGAAGTAGAGAGAAATTCAAATCAGCCATATTTTGCCTCTACATCTTCCACAGGATCAGTATCTATTACTGTCGGTTCTCCAAGTCCCGTGATATTGATCGTCACAGCACTCCTTTGACTCTTATCCTTCTCAAACATACTGATTGGCAATGTCCTATCAATACACATCTTCAAAGCCGCCATTTGACCAGGATGCTCGTCATTCAAAGCAATCTCAATAACTTTCTGAGCTACATCCTTACCCCCACTCCTAATCATTAACTCCTTCAACTCCTTTAACCTCTGGTGGTCAGTCTTAGGCAATACAGCAGGCGGGTTATCAGCAAACCTCTGTATCGTCATCTTTACAGACCCCTTAGGTCTTCCTCTTCCACGCTTGAGTGTTGTTTCCATTTTGTTCCTTTTTGCTTTTTCGGAGGATAGGAGGCTCCTTCAAAATCCTTACCCACCACTCTCCCCCTCCCCCCCATCAACCTTTCTATCCAT